TTCGCCATTTCTGATCGATTATTATTATATAGTCGATTGCGATCTGCATATTCTCGCTGAAGTGTTCGGATATTCCTCGGCTCGTAACGTGCTTAGGGTAATGCAAAAAAACACAAACTACGCCGGTAAAAATAAAAATATGTTTTCAGAAAGAACCGACATTCCTCCGTTTCCACAGCATACTAAAAGAATGAGGGATAGAAATAAAAATAAAAATAAAAATAAAATAAAAGCAACAAAATAAATGATCAACTGGAACCTCGGAAAAGAATTAGCCATCGAAGGATTTGAGGAAATGGTGAATGAATTCGCTCAAGAAATAACCTATCAAATCCGCGATCCAAAATGGCAATGGCCGCGGGAAACGAGACGGCAAAACGGCATGATCGTCGGCTCTCCCCGGGACATCGTTGACACAGAAGAGCTAAAAAATAGCCAGTTTATCGAACATATTAGCGATACTGACAAAATTATCGGCTATACCGCCGAACACGCCCCTTATGTTCACGAAGGATACGAAATAGAGCGGGCTGATGGGGGGATAACCGATGTTCCAGCGCGTCCGTTTATTACCACAGCAGTCGAAGATTATGATCCGCTTGAAAGTTACGCTGATATTATGAGGGGAAAAATAGGTTGAAAAAATGAATGAAGCCGAACTACGGGAAACCCTTCAAGCCCTCAGAAATAACCTAGAAATAATCCTAGATACCGATCTAGGAAAGTACGAGATAATCAATCCCACTGGGCAAAAAATAAAAGAAGTTCCCGCTATCTGGGTAGAGCCACCCGAACTACCCGCAAATTACCGAATAAAAGCGAATAGCGGAATTGAGGCGATTATCCAACGGGAACCCGACCCCCGTTACGATCCCCTGCTCGGTAACTACATTGAGATGGCAAATTACACGATCGTCTTAAAGCAGTACGATCTGTCTCGTTCGCTGACTCCTGTAGTGGGCAGAATTCAAATTAGTCCTTACTGGAATATCCTCGAATTGCCCCGCGTGACTGCCTACCTAAAAACAGCCGAAGGCATAATCCGACCGAAAGCCACTATCAAAGTCTCCACTGCCAAACTTTTAAGGTAAAATATTACTTGAAACTTTCAGGTAAAAAATAAAATAATGGCGACTTATTCAGACTTGCAAGCCCCAGATAATTTAACGCCGTCACGCAACGTGAAAGTGCTAGTGTCTGGCGTTTTTGCTTACGGAGATCCTGCGCCTACTAGAACCGTCGCCCTCGCTGCAGGAGTTGACGAGGGCGACGATCAGATCACCGTTGCGTCCGAAGGATTCGGACGCATCTTGTTCGAGGGAACCAAGATCGAGATCGGCACTACTGGGAGCTATGTTATCGTTCGCAAAAAAACCACGACTACAACGCAGACAGTGATCGACATCGAACGAGCGAAATTCACGGCCGCTCTCGCTACTCCCACTCCGCAGACCTGTACGATCCGAGCGTGGATCCCGGTGATTTCGGCCAAAACCTATAATATCGACGCAAGCAATAATGAAGGCTCTGACTCGGTATTCTCGGACGATCTGGCGATGGAGAAGTTTATCGAAAGCGTCAACTACACTGGCTCTATTTCTGGGCCGGAAGTGTACGGCGATCCCGCTCTAAAGGTCATTACCACAGCCGAAGAAGAAGGAGCGTGCCTGTATCTCGAAATTCTCAAGCCCGGACAGCGCGGCGGTCGTGACGCTCAGTGCTATGTGTCGCGCGGGGAGAATGGCGAAAAAGCGTCCTATCTTCAAAACACCATCAACCTCACGATCACTGGTAAAGCGGGCTATATTGACGGTATGGCGACATCTCCGTTCGATAGTGATGTAGTTGCGGCTGACTACACCTTAGTATGATCCGACACCTAGTAGACGCGGAACAAGAGGTATTTCTCGTAAATTGCGAGATTCGTGGGGAATATCTCTATTTTCGTGTCGGCGTGTTTGACAGAGAAATAAAGCAGAAAAATAAAGTTCTTCGCTCCGATCCCGATCCGAGGGGGAATCGAGACGAAATAGAGATAGAGCTAGACCCTTTGTGGCTTGATGATCTTCCTCGGATGAAAAAAAATAAACGGGCAAAAATAAATGGCATTAAGTATTTTAGGGAAACTCAAAACTAACGAAACGTTTTTCTTCCCCTTGCGAAAAGAATGGATCGAGTACATTGACGACGAAACCCTACTAGAAAAACTCGATTCGATCGCATTAGAAAAAGATGGGGAAATCGGGATCGAATTCCTTAAGCGGTACGGTATCCACCCCTCGGAAAATAAAGCTATGCCGGTCGCCTCCGAAGCGCGAGACAAGGCTGACAAGGCGTACTTAGAACAGTTAAAAGCAGTCAGTCAAAAAACAGGGCTGTCTGTTGGAGAGGTCGAATCGATCGTTACTAGCGACAATTCGCTACTTGAAAAAGTAGAAGAAATAATTGTCAATGCAGCGGAAACGGTTGAGCTAGAAAGTGTCGAGAAAAAAATAGAGTCGGCAAAAATAGCCCAAGAATCTATTGTAAATTCCCGTAAACGCCGGCGAGAGTTTAGCAAAGAAACGGCTGACTTAATCACTCCTTACCTTGACGAACTAAATAAGCTCTATCAAGAAAGAGTAGACACTTTCGACAATTACAATCGGGAATTAATCCGATTGTTTTTGAATAGCCCGCGCCGAACAAAAAAAGCGGGGGTAGAGTTTAGTCGAGAAGACATCGATGCTCTCCACCCTAGTATGTTGGTGCGCCTCTATAACGACTATGTTTATGCAGATATTAGTCAGTGGCCAAAGCCGTCCGAAAAGGAACCAGAACCTAAAGAAAAAGAAGATGAGGAAACCGAAAAAAACGAATAGATGAGGCGATTAACGCTCGCCTAGAAGCGATAAACAACCCGATTGATTGGGAGAAAATCTATTTTCAGTGGTTCGCTTGGGGATTGCCGGCCGAAGAGTGGCACGAATGGCCAGACTGGATGATTCTCAAAAAATGGTCGGGAGTGCAGCGAATCAAGGCAGAAGAAATAAACTCGCTATCGGGAACCGTGAGCCAGATTGCCGCAATGGTTCATTCCTACATGAAAGCCCAAGCCAAGGATAGCGGAAAAATAAGCGACCTCACCCCAGGGGATTTTCTCCCATACCGACTGGAAAAAGAGAAAGAAACTTTCTTCGATCCCGAAACCGCCGAGATATTGGTAGAGGCATTAAAAGCCGGGGAAGTCCCCGTTTATGCCCTACAAATAATCGTGGATTGTGGACTATACGACGAACTCATACAGCTAGGAGACAAGGAAAAATGACCGTTTCACTAGGTACGCTAGAAATCGGACTAGGTTTAATTACTACTCAGTACGATACTGGTATCGCACGGGCAAAAGGTCAACTTGTCTCCCTACAGCGTATGGCCGCCCGCTCTGGGGTGACGGTGAAAATCGGGGTAAAAGTAGATGATCGCCCGTTGTACCAACTAAACGATCACCTTAAGTTAAAACGGGATGACCTCGATAAAACCAGCGATCACTATCGGCGCAACCCTATTCGGGTATTTGTCGAGGATCGGCAACTTGTTAGTCTTAATCAGCAGTTGCGAGAGTTAAAGCGTGTCAGCGTTGATATAAAAGTTCCGTCCCGACTTGTGGTCGAGCATCGGTTTTCGGGGTATCAGGACAAAGTAGAAAAAGAGATCGAGCGATCAACATCTCGCCTTGCCTCAGAAATCCGAAAATCCTATAGCCGCGGAGGGATTGTTGGGGCGGCTAGTCGCTTAGTAACAGGCGTCATTGCTTTACCTTTTAAAGCTACTGCGACGGTTTTAAGAGACGTTGTTAGAGGCTATTTTGAAAGAATCGGACAAGAATTTTCTAACACTTGGGCAGTAGAACCATCACGCAATGCTGCAAGAAAAATAACTATTGCTATCAAAAAAATAGACAGATATTTATTAGGACAAAATCAAGTTCTTGAAACTTACTTGTCAGAATTGACTCGCTCTGGAAGCACAGAAAAAGCATTTAACGCCGCTTTTAAAAGAACTAATGTAAATCAGGTAATAGAAAGGTTTAAAACTCTACAAGAAATAGCTACGGTTCCTGCAAGTAAAACAAAGGAAAGATTAAGGTTAATTCAAAAAGACCCTGAACTATCGAAAATACTCAAACAATCAACAGAGGAAATACAAAAACAATATGCAGGACAGGGGTTGTCCAAAGCTGAAATAGCAAATTTATCAATGCAACGATTTTTAGAAAATGCACAACCTCAGACAAAAGTAGTTAATATACTTAATTCTTTTTTAAAAGAAATTAGCCCCTTTTTACGCTTCGTACAGGGAATGAAAGACTACAGAACTTCCCTAGAAGCCCAAAAGATTTACAGTGAAAGAAAGGCGGGTTTCCCAAAATTAAAAGAAGGGGAAGACGTTGTTAGCGTCATTGGAGGCGCACAATTTAGAGGGGGGCAAGGCGGGCGTAAAGCAGCTATGTCTTTAGAGCCGTTAGCTCCCCAAAAAAGATTTATTCCTGTAGAAAATCCTGAAACCGATACCGATTTAGAAAATGAAAGGCCAGCAGAAAAACAGTTTAAGGCTTTTATTTCTCGGAATTTAACCTTTTTAGAAGGGGAAGAAGCTCTAAACACCTTAATAAACGCTTTTAGGCAAATATCGTCTAGCTTGGACGCTTTTACTCCGTCAACTGCTGCGGCTCAAGCATTAGCCAACACAATGCTTGCTCAAGAGCAAGGACGTAAAGGAAATGTTGTTTCATATTCTTTGGGTGGTGTGGATAATATTCAATATGCCAGAACCGCTCAATTTATGGGAGTAAAAGATACTCAAGCGTTAGCAATGGCTTACCCTTTTGTTGACATAACCCAAAGCACACCCAAAAACTTCACGGCTTCGATGCTAACGTCCGATCCCCTCGGCTTTGTCAAGCTTCTAGGGATCGGGAATAAAACAAATCAATTTATGGGGATAGAAAGCACAAACCCCTATGGAAGTGCAAATCACCATCAGAAACATCTTTTTAAAAACATAGAATTTATAAATAAGTTTTTTGCAACAATTAACGCCAATATTCCAGATTTATCTCCTGGCAAAATATCAGCAATTGTAGAAGCAGGAGATAAGCTTTATGAGTTAATCGGTTCGATGAATCAAATAGAATCGGTGTTGAGTACAGGAGAATTTAATACCGATCTGCCTTTCCACAGATTTTTGCAAGGATACGATGGGCAAACCACCAAGTCTAATGTCTTAGACTTGGTGTTAGAAATGATGCAAGATAACTTCGCAATTGAAGCATTTAAAGATGTGGAAGGAGCAGAAGAATTTTATGCAAAGTTAAGAAATCAATTTGACAAAATTGCATCACAATTTAAAGAAAAATTTCAAGCGTCAGGCGTTAATTTACCAGAAAACCTTGCTAGAGATTTTGCTGGTTTTCTGAAATATCAGGAAGTGGCAGAAGGATACAATAAGTCCATGACGGAATTCCAGACCGGAAAAGTCTCTGAAAAACCGTCATGGTGGGCTGGCAATCTCGATCCCAATACCGTAAAACAGCGCACTGGGAAGCTACAGACAGAAACTATTCCATGGTTTAGAAAAGAAGGCTCTAAATTTGGCTCCTATCAAGACGCTTTAATAGAAATGTTTACCTTGATTGACAAGGTAACAAAAGAATATGTTAGTCGAGGCGGGAATTTATCGGACGAAACCAGACAAAATCTTAAGTTTTTCCCAACTGAAACAATCCCAAGCGAAATAAACGCTTTTTTGGGAAAATCATTTCCTACCAAAAATTTACCCAAAGAAGAAATTGTTAGAGACTTAAATCTGCAATTCCCTGAATATACTGCTTCAACATCTAATTTAACTGCTTTACAAAAAATTGATTATGAAGCTGAAAAACAAAGAGTAACTAAGTTATTTAGAAATAGGCAAGCGGCTATTCTTGCGTACAATAAATTAATCACGGAACTAACCGCTGAAATTGTCCCTAGTATAGACAAAATAAAAGCGATCGGTACGGGTTTTCCTGAACTAGGAATGCACGGCTCCTTTGCCTTTTTAACTGATGAATTTGTTTATAAAACCGATATTGACCCAGAAGGTGTTAATAAAAAGATAGCAACTCCTAATGAACTAGAAACATATAAACAATTACAGGGGAGACTATCGCCGCTTCTTTATAAAGCGGTTCCCGATAAAGCTATCGTCACCGAAAGAATACAAGGAAAAACGCTAAAAGAAATTTTAACTAGAATAGCGCAACCGTTCAAGAAAGTTCAGAAACAATTGGCGGATGCTACCCTTGCGCTAGATAAAGTCACAAAAGAAGGCAATGAAGCTGAAATAGAAAGATTAAACAAAGAAATAACAAGTTTAGAAAAAACAGCACAAAAAGAAAAAACTCGCTTCAATAAAGCGGCAACCATTCTTTATAAACAGGTTGGACAATTAAACTCGGCATTACAAAAAATGGGTGTTGTCCATAATGATTTGGCCGAAACTAACGTATTTTTCTCGCCTCAAGGAATTCGGGCTATAGACTTCGGTGGATCACAGGTTAATCCTACAGCCGCTCAAAAAATTGAAGACAAGAAAACCGTCATAGATAGAATGATGGGGAATAATCAGTATAAAGGTTTGATGGACAAAACGGCCGTGGCTGGGGCTATTTTGTCTGGTTTTCAATCCCCTTTGCCAATACCTGAAAAACGAACCGTTGATCCAGAAAAGTTAAAACAAACCACGCCAGGACAATTAATAGAACTAGGATCAACTAATCCCACGCTCTTGCAGCAATACGGTGAGAAAATAACCTACCCTAAAACAAAACCATTTTCTATACCTCCAAAGCAAGAAA